GATGGGAAGACAGAATCACACGTTGGTGTGGTAACTGCTTCCCATCTTTATGAAGCTTCTGGTGACTACGTGGTCAAGATGACCATAACTAACAACGTCGGAGGAGTTGCATTATCCAAGACTCAGGTTATTGGGGTTAGTGAAGAGGTAAAGACCCAGTTGCCTGGCAGTATCTACGAGCTGATAGACACTTATATCCCTGAGGATATCTTCGGTAAACTTACGCTTAAAGAGAAGCAACAGTTTATTGAAAAATGGCAGCTATATATTCAGCCGCTAGTAAATCATGAAGTACCTATAGAGGAATTTAATAATGAGTTGTATTACGAAGCTCTAGAAAACCAGCTAATTATGGAATTGGCAGCCTATGATTATATGGTAGTGCAGATTTCATTGATGGTTGGTGCCACTGCAGAATCAGTTAAAGAGAGTAACTCATCCTCTACATCTGAATCCGAGTCTTCAGAGTCAAGCCAGGGTTCAGGTGAGGTTAAGCGAATACAAACAGGTCCAACTGAGGTAGAATTCTTCAACGATACTGACTCTGAATCTAAAACCTCATCAAATGTCATAAAAGCAATGCAACCAGGTGGAGTTATTGATATACTTAAACAAAATCTGTGTATGCTTGCTGAAAGACTTTCCATCTATCTACCTATTTGCCGAACAGTGAAGAAGGTAGTAGTTCCAAAAGTAGTCAACCACCGGAGGCCAGGACCATTAGATGGCCCAGACCCAGGCTTCCCTGTAAAGAGATAGGGTATGGCACGGAGGAAAAGGATTACAAAAGGAGTATGGGACCGATACAAGGCCATTGTAAATGACTTTGTTGAAGTGGATGCAGGTAAACAACCTCTAATATGGTTAAAGAGATTTGACCAGATTCTGTCTTACGGTGAAGATACTGGTAATAACTACGAACCGTATTTTCTGGACGGATTAATTCAGTATAACTACATAAGAACTTGGCCTTCATTAAAAGAGACTGTTTCAGGTGAACTGGACGGTATAAATATTGTATTATATGTAACTAAGAGGTCACTTGAAGAGAATGGACATCTAACCAAAGAAGGTTATTGGAACTTTGACTGGGCACAGGATAAGTTCGTAATCAATGGAAAGGTCTATTCACCAACTGGTGATACTCAGGTTGCTCAGGCACATGATGAAGCTTTGCTCTTTTTTGTAGTACTGAAGAGAGAAACTCCAGAAGAAACTAAAAAGATACTCTCCTACATGGAGAACATCGATAGGTACGTAGAGTTAACTAAGTACATCCTTGAGTTAAGCGAAATGAATAACTATGAGGATGAAACTACCGTAAAGACTAATACGACATTCAAAGTTAAACCCAAATAAAAAAAAAATGGCCGAAGTAAAACAGAACGGTATAGTAGTTAATCCATCATCTGGTTCTGGTGATACTACTCTTCAGGTAAAAGCCGAAGTAGCTAACCGAGGGAATCGTTTAGCACAGGTTGCTACCTTTGAAGTAGAGGGTACAGGAGTAGCTGAGAAGAAGCAATTCATTGCTAATCATCTCCCAGCAGCCGAGTTTATCAGGTTTGATAATACTAACCCGGCAGTAGATAAGGATGGTGGTACGATAACCTTAACCGGTGTATCAAACACTACCAAAATCACCTTTTCTAAGGGTACGGGAGATATTATCGGGGCTGATGTTGCAGCTATTAAGTTTACGGCAAACGGTGCTGAAGCTACAAGCGGTGTTGCAATCGCTGGCGACCCAGGTGCTAAAGCAAAATATAATTTCAGCCTTACACTGAGTGCTGCAGCTAATGAAACCATAGAAGCTCGTACGCAACAGATTATTGCTACAGCTAATGGTGGTCAGAAAGCAACTGCTACTCTCCATCAGACTGCAGGTGACCCATTCATCGAAGTTGCACCGACTTCAGTCGATGTTCCTCAGGATGGTTCGGCAGTACAGGTTACGGTGGACACCAACACTACCTTTACGGTTACTCCCAAGGCATAGGACCAAGGGATTTTGGTATAGAGGGGTGGGATATCCCCTCTATATCCCTAATTTAATAATCAGAGTATGGCAAAAGTTAGTATACCATGGGATGACGGCTCCGGAGATAATCTTTATATTGATTATACCGGAATAGAAGGAAGTTCTGAATCCCTGATAACTTCAGACACAAACCTTACTGGAGTAGAGAGAAGGAAGACTTTGGTATTTAGGACTACAACTACCGGAGTAACAACTGCCCAACAAGCTGAGGCTTATCTCACTGTAGTTCAGATGACTGATAGTTTAATTGTAGCCACATTCTCCAACATAGTATCTATGTATGACGACCAGAAAGCTGGATATAAGCAACAGAATACAAGACGAAAGTAAACAATAAATATAAATATCATGGCAGAATTTCATGAAATAGGTAGTTCTCAGTTTACTGACGTAACTCCCACTGGTACAGAACAAATTCAGATATCAGCCACACAGAAAACTACCTTGCAGAAGATAGCCAACCTTTTCAAAGGTAAGGCTGACCCTAATAATTTAGTAATAACTGATTTTAACGATTCTACCCCTTTTTCTGACGGTACTCAAAATACTAAGGTAAAGTTCTTTGTGGCTAATGCTGCTACTGTAGTAAATGGACCATCTAATACAGGCATAACTTCTGGTAATTATTATGGTATAGCTATAGCCACGGGTTTAATGCCTACTATAGGACAAGTAGAATATTTACTATGGGTACAAGGCAAGAAAACCTTATTCCGTGGATATAAAGTGTATATATCGGGTAAAGTAAGTACCGGTTCTGGTTGGGAAGAGGTAAGCGGCGGTGGAAGCCTATCAGACTTAAAGATATCGGGTTGGTCAGATATAACCAAGTATGGTGATGTCCAAGACCCTTATATCCAAAACGGTGATACTCTAGTAGATGCTCTAAGGAAGTTACAATGGATGACAGGTAATAATACTGTTAAAACCCTTGGAGATTCTTCTGGAATAGGTATGATATGGTGGGACGGTGATACTCAGAATGACTTATTTACTGCATTCTATCTCATGATAGAAACTCATGAGATATATTTCCTATTCGAGGGTACTTTTAGCGATTTAGGTGACCAAGCTATAGAAGACCAAATCATTGGCTACATTATAAAGGAGGGTAGTGCGGTATATATAGGTCCAACCCCTTTGATAAATTATGTATCTGGTACAAATGTAGCTATGAATCTAAGAGGTAAAGATTCCCTTTGGTATACTGGTTCAAGTAATCCCACACTGACCCTACTAGAACATACTTTCGATAGCCTAGACCCAACAGCTTCATTTATATGTGCATATAATATAACTCCTACATTCAAAAAACAAAATAGTACAAGTGTGATACACATGCACCAGAATGCAGCCGATGTAGCACCTACCTCCGGTTATAAGGTGTACACCATACTCTGCCAAGTAGTGGGAAGTGTAAAACATTTCTTTATAAATGTGGCTCCATACAACTAAAACTATAAACCATGAACATTACAAAACTTGGATGGCTATACATTTCCTTGGCCATAGCTTCAGTAATTATCTTCTCCTGCATTTGGAGATGGTTGGACAATGGGTTGGTAGCTTTCTTGCTCATCTTATACCCGATAGTGTATTTCATTGCCGGTTATTTTGTTCACTATCTCAAAGTAAAGGCATCTCTTAAGAAAGAATAGGCAATGTCCAGTATCTTAAAAGAACACCAACATAAAACTAAGTTTGGTAAGTTCCTGCATACTCTGGTACATATTCTTTTGTACATTTGGCAATTACCTCAAAACCTTGCCGGACTTATCTACAAGATAATTCTTAAAGGGGAGAAAAGAATCCTAAAACAAAGAAGCACTGCTTTTTATGTGGCTCCCACAATGAATGGCGGTGTAAGTTTGGGAAACTATATCTTCCTTTCGGAGAAATCTGGATTAAAAGAGCCGGTATATGACCATGAGTTTGGTCATTGTATACAATCCCGAATATTAGGTCCATTATATTTACCTATAGTGGGTCTATGTAGTGGGTTACACTGTATGTTCCATAACAGTGCTAATAACTATTACGACTTCTGGACTGAAAAATGGGCAAACAAGCTCGGGGGAGTAGAAGGTTATGCAGGCGAGTTCCATTATCATAAGGATGGTATCATAAGGACTGTTTACTCAGAACTGAAAGCTTTTTACGATAAACATTTTTAACACAAATGGCAAGGAAGGTAAATATCACACTTCCCAAAGTATCTGACCTTGTACTTCAGGTAAAGCTAAATGGTGAATGGCAAAAGGTAGAATCTTTAGTCAGTAACCTTGGGCCAAGTATGCAGAGGGGATATGATAAAGCTGTGAGTCAATTCTCACGTAACCTCCTTGCAATCGTAAAGAAGTCATTAACTTTGGGTATACCGCCGATGGGTGGTGGAGTAACTTGGCAACCATTATCTCCAGCTACCATTGAAAGGTGGGGACAACATCCTATTTATAACCTGACTGGTCTCTATTCGAGGTCAGTTGGGTTATATAGGTATAAATCGAGGGTTCTAATAGGATTACCAATCGGAACCAGACGCTCTTCTCAGAAGAAGCTAACACTAAACCAACTAGCCATGATGTTGGAATTCGGTTCCAGCGATGGTAGGATTCCACCCCGGCCCGTATGGGCACCATCTCTTAAAGCCGCTGGTGGTAAGAATAAGCTCAAGCAACTTATCCTAACGGAGATACGTAAAGAACTTCAAAAGTATGGTGTAAGACCCAATCAAGTAAAATGGTAAATTCTCAGGAAATTATAGAGAGGTCCATATACGTGGCTATATTAAATATGGCTATAAAGTTGGGCTACACTATAAATCCAGAAGACTATCTTCCAACCAGTGCAGCAAATGCTGAACGGTTTAAAGAAGACCTGAAAAAGATCACTGACGAAAAGGGTTTCTACGTCAGTATATTCGGAGTGGGTAACAATCACTCAAAAGGTATAAAAGAAACCCCCCGTATCGTGGTTGATTCCGAAGGATTCTATCCTGGAGATATTGGACTACCGAGACAGATAATAGAGAAAGAAGAGGGCATAGGTTACACTGCAACTGAAGTACCTTATGAAACCCTATCACAATACATGAACATAAGACTGTGTGCTCATTCTGCAGAACACATGAGACTGTTGCATCAGATTATGTTCTGGGCAGTTCCTCAAAGAGGCTACCTAAAACCATACGAAGAACCCAAATTTCTATTCACAGGAAATATATTCCTCCGGATAGTTAATTTTTATAACATGCCGGATTTGGATAATGGGTTGATGGAAAAGGTATACCAATTTGAAGTACAGGATTGCCTCTTAGAGGGTAACACTCCTCCAGAGGTAATTACTCCAATAAGAGATATTTCCGTGCTTCTAGAAAATGCCGATTACACTCTGAAGGTTCCCCAAGGAGCCTGACCCACCTATACCTCCAATCGACCCTGGTTCTTACTTGAGGGTACGTGGAGGTGGATTCTTTTTTACTATCATAACCTTAATCAATAATTATATGCCACAGACTCCAAGAGTAAGGTTCAATTTTAAGAACCTGAATGTACAATCAAGTGTACCTCTGTTGGGTGTAATCAATGTAGTAGCCCGTACTACTAAGGGTCCATTCGAAGACCCGAAGGACTTGATTGCAACTCCCTCACAGTTCACTCGCATCTTCGGTTCGGAAATAGTTCCGGATGGTTCGGTATCAAACATCATGAAAGCCCTGGAAATGGGTGCAAAAGTCCGGGTATCACGAGTAGCTGGAGCTGGGGCTACTTATGGTTGGGCAAAGCCTATGTCGGTAACATCGGCTTCTTCTCGGGCAGTTCCCTCGGTATCGGTACCAGACGGTTCTTCGGTTATTTCCATTACTATATCCGACCCGAGTGGGGCTGAGAACAGTCTCTCTATGCACATGGCCATACGTACTCGAGAGGCTGGTTCTCCGGTATTGGATGATACGGGAGTTAATCTCAATCGTCCTTTTTACCTGAAGCTGAATGTATCCACGGAACCAACACTCCGTGCAAGCATCATTCAGTATGGTGGCCGGGATGATATTACCAATATTCCGACGTACGACAGCATGCTCAACGAAATGCTGTTCTTCTCGGCAGTATCTGCAAACACTTCCGAGGGAGTAACCAATCCCTCTATAAATGTGAATACTCTGCAGAACTTCCTGGATAATGCTCCCAACATCACTTTTGAGGCAATCCAGGGTAAGGCAGGCGATGGTCAGGGTACCATGGCAAATCTGGCAACCGGTATTCAGACCATGGAAGATATCATATCCATTCTTCGTCAGTTCTCCAACTGGAACTCGATGATTACTGTGGGTAAGATAACGGAAGGTACCGTGGATGCCGAGGAAATTTCCGATACCAACGTATACATGCAGTGTACTGAGGGTAATGCAGGGGCTACTCCTACGGCAGACGAATGGCTCTCGGCATATCAGGCAAGCAAGGCCTACTACGAGGCATATTCGGTAATCCTTTCTCACATACATCAGCATCTGCCTACGGATTATACCAAGGTATATACCTCTGTAGCTGCCGATGTACACAACATCTTCGAACAGATGTTGTATGTGGAAGTGCCTAAGTATGCTCCTGACACTCGTACCCCAGCAACTCCCGAAGAGACCCTTTCGGCACTGAAGACTCTGGTACAGACCATTGGTGCCAAGAAAGAAGTGGCATATTTCGGAGGTGGTATCAAGTATTACAACGATAATGGCTCTCTCCAGAAATGCG